GGATCAAAGACAATACTATCTGTATCTTTTCTTCCTTGAGTCCCATCCTCTAATTTTATTGTTGCAACATTTGGGCCATGTTGTGTTGCATTAAAAAGAATATTACTACCAGAGTTTAGAACAATAGTTTCGTATGATGGTGTCTGAGCAATGTTACCCATACCAGAATGATTGACACAATAATAATATAGAACTGGAGCACCAGTTGCAACCACAATCTGAATATATGCACCAGTTGTTCCAACTGCTATATTTGCAGAGGAAGTTGTTACACCAGTTTCATATGCAACTCCACCACCATGTGTTCCATTTTCTGTTTCAGAAAATCTTAGTTGATGGTTCTTTGCAGAGTTGGCATTGTACAATGAACTGTCAGATAAGTCAAAGTAATAAGTATTACCCTCGTAAAGAACCAGTCTTGGTTGGGGTTCATCATTAACGTAGAAAATATTTGCGGTGTCAGCTGCATTTCTAGCAACACGAACTTTAAATGTAATATTTTGTGCTGGTGGTGTAAATGTTTCAGTTCCATCTAATACAATATTTTCACCATCATCAAAATCTAAAATATCCTCAAGTAAAAATGATGCAGGCATATGTTCTAGATTACCTTGCTCTAGTTGTATTCCCTCTTGAAATGTTCCAGTTTGTTCTTGTTCAACTCTCACCACGTTTTCAAATGTTGTATCAAGAACATTTGTGTCTGCATCAAACCCTTTAACTGTTCCAGTATGAGTTGTAAGAGTGTTTGTGTTTGCAAAAGTTCCAGTGACATCTTTAAGAACAAAGTGAGCTCTAAAAGTTGCATCTGGTGGATTTGTTCCAACATAGTTAAAGCCAGGGTCAGTGATTTTTATTGACCTTGCTGCACCAATATTTTCTGTGGTTGCAAGAAGTGATGCACCAGTTCCAGTTGTAGTTGTAATGGAAACGGTTGGTAGTTTCGTATAACCTTGACCACCACTAGAAACTTGCACTTTTTGAATTGATCCAGACTCAGTGGATGATGATAAAATATCTTCAAAGGTATCAAACTCTAAAACAATTTGATCTGTCGCAGTCGTGTATGTATCTGCGACTTCACTAACACTATCAGTTAAAATATTGTGTCCAGCATTGTCACTAGAACTATTAGTTCCATCAAGAATGATTAGATCATTTCTATTTGCATACACATAAATTTCATCACCAAGTGCTGGAGTAAAATCTGTTTGAAATGTCAACGTAGTTCCACTTGCAGTCCATACTGTTACACCAGATGCATTTACTGATGGTGTTTGAACATTATTAATATTGACCACCACTGTGTCAATATTTGCATTTACGTCCGTCAAAGTAAACGCAAGAGTCTCACCATCACCTCTAAACCTATCATCTACATTTTGCTCTGACTGAATGTTAAAAGATTCAAGTGATGTGGTTGTTCCACTTTCTAAAATAATTGCATCATCGGTCAAACTAGAATCATCCAGTGTTGCAGTTTCTAACTGGATACCACCACCAACCATGCTTACAAAACCACTGGCAGAACTTACATTAGTATCAGCAGAGTTTGTAGTGAAAGTTAGAACATCACCAACTTCATATTTTTGACCAACGTCATCTACTATAACTTCACTTACAGATCCCTCTGCAATACCATCAACTTTTATTTCACCAAAACCATTTCCTATATTTTCTAAATCTATATCTTCATTATCTGCGTGAAGTATACCATCATTGACTAGCGCAGTAGATGCAACAATTCCCTCAATGGTAAACGTAACATCAACATCTCTTGCTGTTGAGTTTGCGACTATTGTTTCTCCATCAACAAAAGTCCCTGTTATGTTTGCGATTCTAAATTCAGTAACAGATGTTGCACCTTGCTGTAAAACAAGAGAATCAACAACGACTGCTGTTGCACCAGAGGTCTGACCAGTTATGACTTGGTTGATTACTTCATCACCACTTACACCAGAACCAGCTGCGACTCTCATAATTGTTCGTTGTCTCCAATCACCATCAGAGAGTCTTAACATATATTCTGTGGGATAGAATATCTCAGAACTTTCACCAAGTAACAATCTTATGAAAAGTTTGTGTCCTTCAGATGATCCTTTTGCAGCATACAAGTCTTTAATATTTTTGATTAGATTTCTCTTTGATACACCAGACGCAAGTGTCTCTGGTATTGCTGTCATAAACGAATCACGCATTTGATCTAAGAAATCAAATAGAGTATTATCAACGTCTGCGTATTCTAATAACTGTTGAATGGTTTGTATCGGGTTTGCACGATACTCTGTAACAATACCTTGAGCACCAGATGTTGCACCAGTTACAGTCTCACCAGTTTCAAAGAGTTGTTGTCCTGTGATAAAGAGTTGTGAGTTTCTAGAGTCCTCTACCAGAACAGTTGACGTTGCACCAGTTGTTCCACCAGTTATCGTTTCACCATTAATGAACTTTGCACCAGAACCAGATGCAGCCTCTGTTACAATTCTGTCACCATCTGTTTCTTCTAAAATAAAAGCAGAAGTTTTAGTTTCTTGGACAATATAATCAATATTACCAGATATAGAAAGTTTACCAGCTTCTAAGAACTGAAAGTAATCTTTTACAAAGTCCACGAATACTGGATGATCTGCTTGAACAAAGTCAGGCACCTGTCCTTCTATAAGAGGAGAAACCTTCTTCGTAAATTTTGACTTTAACTCAGACATTTATCAATACGCCGAACTCGTTGGTGTGGATGTTGTAGTTGTAACTGTTGTGGTTGTTGTCCCAGCAGATGTTGTAGTTGTTGTATAACCTTTTCCAGTTGTCGCAGTTGCATCGACACTTGATGTTATCGTAGTGTTTGCAAAATCAATCTCAAGTATTTGGTTTCTAACAGGAGTAATATCATTTGATCTAGGTAAAGCAGTTATACGAATTTGAGATGAAGATGCACCATCAACAAAACCAACACCAGTGATTGTTATTGAACCTATCGTTATTAAACCATTTGCATAGTCAATAGTTCCAGCATTTGAATTTGCATACGTTCTTGTGTTACCAACGAGACTGTATATTCTTAAATTACCAGAACCATCATCATCAAAAAAATATTCTGTTGTAGTGACACCGTTTAGAAAAAATCCAGTTGAGGAGACAACTCCACCACCAGCTTCATTGTACCCTGTCACTGGATTAAAGAACGCATTATTAAAATTGAGATTATAAGATGTTGCTGTTGATAGTGTTGGTGTAAATCTTTTTGCCATCGTCACAGTTGTGGTATTATTTAATATTGCAGTATCAGTTTCATCAATCAACCTCAAAACTTTAGAGTGTCTAAATGGTCTGTTAAAACTTTGTAAATCAGAAGAGTTATAATTTTGTAATGTTGTGTTTACTAAAGCTGCAAGTCCTTCGCCTGTTGTAGTGGTAGATGAAGAGTCAAACATAAAAGTAACTCCTAAAATTATTTCAGTGGTATCTGCATCAACGATAACTGGTGTGACAGATGCAACTTTAAATGGTGCTAAACCTTTTACCAAGTTATCTTTTTGCGTTACCGTCAGATCCACACCAGTTGTAGACTTTACTGATATAAAAACTTTTCCATATTCTGGTGTTGAACTAACACCAGTGGCAGGATCAAAACTTCCATCCTCTCCACCCCACACTGAAACAGCCTGCGTATTTGCAAATAGTTTTTTAACGTAAACCTCATAGTCTGAAGTTGTAACCGCACGACCTTGTGCAGAATAATTTAGTGGTGCGTTTAGTTTTATTGAATCAACCGACTCTGGTTCTGCACCACCAAATGCACTTGCGACAGTTGTAACAACGATATCACTCACACCATCAATGGTTGCTGGTGATGAAAAGAGTGACACACCATTTGCCGCACCTTTGTTTGTTATGACATATTGTAGTTGAACTATGTTTCCATCCTCTAATGCTTTACTCACCACACCATCTCCAAAGTAAACCTCAAACCTACCTCTTTCAACTTCTTGTAAATAGTAAACTGTGGATGACGCAGAGAGTTGTGTGATGTCCGTTGCTTTCGTATAGGTTATAGTTGACGTATCTGTGGTGGATGTTTGAACCTTAACAGTAAGAGTTGTCGTGTCTGCTCTTGGATCTGTTAGTGTAAAGGTCTGGTCAACGTCAGAGGTATCTACAATAACTTTTGAAGTCACATAAGTTCCTTCATAGATATCAACACTGCCAAAATTAACAGAGTTTCCACTGTTAGATGCAGTTACATCAGATATTGTAACAAACTGATAATTTAGTCCGTCTATGGTTGCAGTAAATGCTGTGCCTGCGTTCATAGTTTTTGTTGGATCTGTGGTAACTAAATTTACATTGATGGTTGCCTTTGGTGCTCTTGCAGACCTAACTTCATACCCTAATGCTTTTGCGTGTGACACTGCACTTGAACGTAAACTAGAACTGTCCAAGAACATTTCATTTGCAACCATGTTTGCATTGAAGGCCATGTAGTGTGTGTTATATGCAAGTGTGTCCAGTAGGATATTCATACCAGAACCTTCAAAGTCATAGTCCTTGAACTTATCTTGTCCCTTTAGAAAAAATTTAAGATTGTCTTTTATGTTATCAAAGTCTAACTCCGTAACTCTTAATCTTGATTCATTCGTTGCCATTATCGTAATCTCTCTAACATAACTGATAGGTCTACTAACTCTGTTGGTTGATTTACGACATAAAATTCTATCGTGACTTCGTAAGTATTTCTATCTAAAATCGGTTCTGCCCTCACTCCGACTAATCTTGCTCTTGGTTCAAAATTAAGTATTACATCTTCTACTTTTCTAGCAAGTATATGAGCTGTAACTGGTGTCATATTCTCAAATAACATATCCCTCACACCACTACCAATCTCTGGGTGAAAAGGTTTTTCAAAGTGATTAGTCAATATAAGATTTCTAATAGATCTTTTTACTGACTTAACATTTGTTAAATCTTGAATATCAGAATTAGAACTTTTTCTTCCAAAGAACAGGTCTAAATCTACATATTCTTTTACAACACGATCACTTTCATTTGTCTGTTGTGCATCATAAGTTGACATAAATGGACTCCTAGTTTTATTTTATTTATAACGACTATCCCTTAAAATTAGGGTCAATCTTTTCTAATACTGTGTATGTTATTTTTAATACTTGTATGTCACGAACAGATACATTTTTATTTTTCCGATTTGGTCTTGGCACAAAAATTACTTTTTTTGTATCATCTTGTATTACTGGTGTAATATTGTTTTTGTCTGAATCATCTAAAACGTCATATGAGAATGAGGCTCTATTGGGAAAATAACTTCTTCCAGCAACACTCTCAATAGTAAGTGGTGTTTGTTTAAGTTCAATACCAGAAGAAATACGATCAACAATTTGATACTTACTAGTTCCAAAAATTTTTCTAATTTTTGTTAATTCTTCAATATCTATAAAGTTAATAAAGCTTTCAGACACATAATTTTTTCTACTAGTAAAACCATTCTCTGATATGACTGTCTTTTCTGTTTTAGGTGCAGTGATAGTTACTTCCTCACCACCACTTGTTGTAATTGTTGTTTGTTCTTGAGTAACAGTATTTCTATCCTCTGTTGTTGTAGCCCTCACTTTTCTAACTTTCTTTTCTTCTTGTGCAACAGCTGCTTCATCAGATGTGGAACTCACAGAACTTGTATTTCCTTGTGGAACAGTTATGGTTTTATATTTCAATGGGTCTTGAGCAATCTTATTATACTCTGATTTTGCTGCGGCAAAATCATTGTTCATTTGTGTCTTGAACTCTTCAGATTCCAAAGTTGCGATAAGGGTATCAAATTGTTTTTGAACATCATCAGTTGAGACACCAGCTGCGGTTCTGTCATTTATTTGTTTTGATAAAGCCTGAACTTTTGCTTCTGCATTTTTTTCAACAGACTTTAGATTTTTTGATACAATAGATAACTCTTCTTTCTCTCCATCCTTATCTGCTTGTTTAACTGCAATCGGTTTTTCTTTTATGAGGTCAATGACATACCTGACTCTTATGATTTCAAAACTTTCAGTTGTAGTAATCGTTCTACCAGATTGTTTATAATTAGCACTACCAAAAAAACCTTCTCCAGATCTTTTACCAAAAACACTTACAATACTTTTTGGTGTATCAGTAAGTGTGATTGATGTGCCAGTGCCTCTTTCTTCTTTTGTCTCTGTTGTTATGCCAGTTCCACTATTACCAGCAGGTATTTCTAAGTTACTTACAAGATCACAAACATTACCACCACCAGCAAGTTTTGTCTCTGCTGATGCGATAAGACTATCAAAGTCTATTCCCTTTTCCTCAAGAGTATTACCAAAGTCTAATTTTAAACTTGCAAGTTTAGTATTAAAAGCACCAATGCCTGCAGCAGTGGTTTTGTTTATATCATTGATTAGAGATGTTACCTCTGCCTGAAAATTTACTGCTGGTGCCTCTGGTAACTTTGCCTCTAGTTTATCAAACGCAGATGTTAATTCATCTAGTCCCTCTTCAAGTTCTGACTTGAGAGTAGACGCATCAACATCTATATTAGATAACAGTTTATCCTTGAGTTCCTCTATCTTACTCAAAGATTCATTTAGGTTTGGATTTGCACCGCAAAGATTTGGTATGTTTGGATTTGCCATCTATTTCTCCCTATGGCCCAGCAAAAACATCTGAAGAACCAGCTGCAACAGATGTACAACCAGTAATTGAATCACCAACTCTACCACAACCTTTACCATTTACAAATACTGTAGAAGAACCACTTGCAATTGGTGCTGAGTGTGATGCACAAGGTGGTATATTTGGTGGTAATAAATGTCCAGTATTATTATCACCTTGTCTACTCACTCCAATACTATTTACAAAAACATCTGAAGAACCAGCAGCTCTTGTCATACCAGAACAATGTGTTACATCTGCATCTCCAATTCTAGTTACTGCCGGCATATGTTCTCTCTCTTTTCATTAAGTCTTGTAACTTATCATTAAAAGTATCCATGTATTCATGTTCCTCATCTGTGTGTGGGCCTTCAGGCCAATCTGGATCAAACTTTATAACATGGTCAAACTCCATAGGTATATCTTCATACTTCGTGTATGTTACAAGTTCGTTTTTTTCTCTTATGATAAATGTTCCGTTCATTTTAGTTCAAATTAATCGTTGGTGCATCTGCGTCAATCTCAGTTCCAGCATTTAAGTCCATCAGAGTTCCAGCAGTGATGTCTGTTTCAGTTGTTGAATCCATATCAATGTCTGCTTCTGATTTAACAGTCATAGTTTCTACCGATTTAATATTTAGAGTTGTTCCAGATTTTGCAGAGAAGATTCCAGACTGTGTTTGCAAACTCATATTAGTTTTTGCAGCCATGTCAAAATTACCCTCTAGTGATGTTGCAAAGATATTACTGCGAACAGAGATATCAAGAGTTCCGTTTATTTGTCGTGTCTCATTTCCCCCAACTATAATATCAACATCCTCTCCATGTCTACCTTTTGTATTGTTGGATATATTGTAAGAATGGTTTCCAAATATTTCTTCCTCTACATTTCCACCAATCTCTCCAGCACCAACTTTAGTTCTCATATTCTTGTGTATCTTTTTTGTGTAGTTCCCTTCAACCTCTAGGTGATAGTCTCCCTTGATAAGATGACGAACAGTCCCACCGATTGTTAGATTGACATTACCACCAACATAAACATTAGAGTCCTTCATTATGATTTCAAAGTTATCACCGATTACTTTTGTTGTCTTTGTTCCGTCTGCAATTATCTCCTCATACGAACCAGCAGTGTGATAACGCATTGTTCTTTCATTGCCTGGTGTATCATCCACTTCTGTTAGATGACCAGACTCAGATTCAAAAACATGATTATATGGATATAGGCCCGCACGATAAAATCCATAGTCCTCACCATCTACATTATTATAATCAATATCTCGTGGATGCGGTTCATCAAAACTTCCTCGTTCCTCTGCAACTGCCTCATCCGAAACCTCTGTCAGATTTGGTTGTGTCGCAGTCTGAATACCAGTCTGTCTATTCTCTCTTAGTTTTATGAGTGCATTATGTGACTCTGCACTTTCACCTTGTGCAAGTCTATTTGTGTCTGGTTCACCTAGACCATGGCCAGATGGCATATCGTAATCAATGTCATCTACTGGATATGGGCCATAGGTTGGAGTTCCAGCATATGCTGGTTGTTTACTAAAAGGACTTCGTGGATCATTAAATCCATATCCATAGTTTGGTTTTCCTTTTGGGATGCCAGGCAGACTGCCCATGATCATGGGTTGTTGTTTTTCTTTTGCGTCTAGGAAAAAACCAAACACCCAACTCCCCTCTACGAGAAAAGATGGTGTGTGTCCTAACCCTTGCATGGATGGATCTGTAACTGGGTGCATGACATGAGCCCAAGGTAAGTCTGCCGTGGGTATGTCATTTAGATCATCTGTGTGAAATCCCACACAACGAACACGAACACGACCTAGTGAAGATGGATCATTTCTATCTTCAACAACCCCAGTGAACCAAACAAAACCATGAAGTGCTTATAAACTTCTTGCATCAATAACTCCTTATAGAGTTATTTATAAAGAGTTATTTAAGTTTTTGATAGGATAGGTTTGGATGTTTTTTATCTTTAACCCACTGGAGTTTTTTCTTTTTTGTAACCCAGTATTCTTCTAACTCGTAAACTAGTTCTTCTGAATATTGTAAAGCATCTTTTTTTAATTGATGCATTTTTTCTAGTGCGTCTTTCTCGTTCAAATCTTTATGAAGAACTTGCTTACGGCAAATTCTATATTTGATCAATAGACATCTCCTTTACTTGGTTGGAAATTTTATTTATACAAGTAAAGTTTTTGGCCTGCCCGGCAGGAGTCGAACCTGCGACCTACGGTTTAGAAGACCGTTGCTCTAATCCAACTGAGCTACGGGCAGATTATTCTGATTCCAGTTTGATTGATAGGGGATGTTCCTCTTTTCTTGCGAGTTTCATTGCCTGTCTAAGTTTTGTTTCTGCGATTTCAAGAGGGTAGATACCGGCAATACCTTTACCATTTTTGTGTATCTCTGTAGTAATAGCATCTGCCTCATCTATTGTTTTATTAAAAAACATTGTGAGTACACCGACCACAAACTCCATAGGTGTGTAGTCATCATTTATAATAATAACCTTAAACCTTCTTGGTTTTTTTAATTCTTGTTTTTCTTTTGGTATGAGGACTGCTATTATCTCACCCTCATAACCATAGGCTTTCATATCATCATCTTCACTCATATCTATCTCACACTAATATTACCAGCAATCATAACTCTAGGTTCTTCACATTCACACTTTGGAACTTTATGATTTACCAGTGAGGAAAAAATAATCAAGTCTCCTTCTGTCGGTTCAAACTCTATGTTCCCCTCAGTAAAAACAAGTGGAGAACTTCCCTTTGGTGCTTTGACATAATAACACCAACTGTAAAGACAAGGCCAGTGTGCGTGTTCATCTGTGTATTGACCTTTGGTATAAGATGCACCCCAACAAGAACGAGTGTAATAATCAATCTGACTATAAGACTTTCGTATGTCACTTGCAAGTTCTATTGCTTTGTTTGCAAGAGTATTCACCTCTTCGTGTTCTAAGTCAAGTCTCCAACCTGTCATGTTTGCTTTGACATTTGTTTCCTTGTTTTGCACATCACCTTTTGAAATGATAATGTCTGCAAGTTTATCATTGTCAAACTCTTTTAGATTTACCCACAACATAGGTAGTTCCATATTAAACTTGTAGTATGTCGCACCACTCATATTTGTTTGACACCAATATTTCCAGCAATCATAATTCGTTTCTCCTTGCAAGTGCAAGGTGGTACACTGTGTCGTGCGAGAGATGAGAAGATAATCAGATCACCTTCCTCTGGTTCAAAACAAATAACTGGTTTGGTTTCTGGAAAGACAAGAGGACTTGAACCCTCTGGTGCTTTTACATAGTAACACCAACTCCACAGATAAGGCCAGTGATTGTGTTCTTTTGTTTCTTCACCCTCACCATAGACAGCACCCCAACACTCTGATGTGTAGAGCGGTGGTTTGTTCTTTGTAAGTTGACCAGCAATACTAATCACCATATCTGCAAGTTGTTTAAAACCAGTATGAGTTTTGTGCATAGTCCAGTTTGTCATATCTGCTTTGACATTAGTAGACTTCTGCATCTCATCACCAGTTTCAAGAATCATTCGTTCAAGATTCTCATGCAGAGTAAAGTCTGCATCTTCATGTCGTGCATTAGTAAGGTTTAGTATATTGGTTTCGTATATTGGAAACCTCACATTGAAATCATAATAGTTTGGTTTAGACATAATGTAAATAACTTCCTATAATATATTTTGGTTTTTTAATTGGTTTTGTTCCAGCATGAAGATGTGTCCACATTGGTGGAAACATCAACATTCTTCCAACCTTTGGTTGAACAGATATATCCATTTGAGGAAATGTTGTATGTCCCATTTCATTGTCATCAAGATAAAGAAAGAAAACTAAAAACCTTCTTGCTGTTGCATACCTAGTTACATCTACATGATTTCTAAATTCATCTACTCCATTAGGAAGATATCTTTTTAAACGAAACTCTTCAAACCCATATTTTTTTGGCCACATATTTCCCACAACATTACAATCACTTTTGTACCTCTCTATGCAAGATGAAAATATTTTACTAAGTGGATTTACATACTTATTCCAATCCTTATTTTGAACGAGATTAATTTGTGTAAAGTCCATAGTTTTATTAGATCTAACATCATAGTGTTCTGGTGAGTTTTCAAACTTATCTATAAGTTCCTCACACAAATCCTTTTTCATAATATTATCATAATATTGGATATAGTTCATTACATTGCTCTTACTGTATAATCAATCGCAATTCGTTTTTCGTCC